CCCAGTCCACGGTATAAGTACCGTTTATCATAGGCAAAGTAAATTGATCGTTGTTTGAAGTCCCTACATTATCTGTTTTTACTTCAATAACGAAAGCGGTCCCAAAGCCACCGCCACCCCCCTTGCTTAAAAACCCAGGTTAGTCTGGTTGAATGTTCTTAAAGTACTTTCAGTAAACGGTGCGTCTACACTATCTACAGCATCAGCCAAAGCAAACTGCGGGTATAACATTTGTTCATCAGCAGCCGAAAATAACTTACGACTAATAAATTTAACTGTACCAGCTTGTAACATAGCCTCGTCGTACCATGTTTCTGACTTTGGCTGTGAAATTTCAACTATTCCGCTAACTGTGTCTGTTACTTGTAAAGCATTACCGACTATTTCGATTTTTTTTGCCATTTCTATTTAATTATTGTTTTGCTAATTTCTTTAACTCTTTTCCTAGCCTAAATTTATAATTTTCTTTATTAATAACTAAAGCGGGCCATAAATAAGGCTGTGGTTTTAAATCTATTTTCTTTACCCCTTTTCCTTTAAACTTAATCGCTAGATCCCTTAACGCTTCTGGGACCTCTACCAGGCCGCCCGTTCCAAACTCTTGATAGGGAGCGTGCTTAGCCGCAGCAAATATAGCGTAACTTAATTCTGTTCTTTTTCTAACTCCTATACTCTTGGTTAGTTCTAACGTATCTTTAGGAGCCAGCCTTTTAGCGTCTGCGGCAATCACAAAAGCCGTAGCCTTAGTAATAGAAGCTGCCTTTTTAGTGGCCTCTTCGCCGTACTTGTCAAAGCGTTTTAATAGCTTATCTACTCCTGTTAATTCTACGTTCAATTTCATAATAACCCCTGTACATAATCAATATTACAACTTTCTGAGCTTATAATACCTTCGTTTTGCGCTACTCGATCAGAATAAGCAGCAAAAAAGCCGGTTCCATCTATAGGACCATTTACAGTAACATTATCTGTTAGCTCTTTAGTAGCTATAAAAGTTATAAAACCATGGTCAAAATTTTTATCTTCTGGAAAAGATTTTATTACATAATCTTCGCCATTGTATTTTATGTACTGGTTTAACGAATTAAAGAAAACATCTTTTCGGCGTCTTACAGTAACTATTACCGCTAATTCAGTATTTGATATTCCGTACTGCTCAAACTCTTTAGAATATGGCTTATTTTGGCTTAGGGAACGTAAATCGGCCCATGTAGTAAGTAACTTTATACCTGGAGCTGTAGTAGAACCCGAAAAACCATCAAAAACCTGGTCCGTTTGCCAAATTTCTATACGTTTTCTAAATCGTCGTGCGCTTCTCATTACAGAATAAATCTTTTGTGTTTAGTTAACATTTCCCTGGATAACTGGGAAAGGTCCTTTTTAATTGTTTTTCCTGTTTCATGCGAGTAATACAGTAAATCTATAATCTCATAGGCTACAGCTATTAAATCTTGCGGAATATCCGAAGGCGTAGCGTAACCCACGTTTAAAACTAAATTACTGGTATCAGTGCCATAACAATAAGTCGTATAACTTATTTGCTGGTCTATGTCCATGTCTGCCGCATCCGGGCTAACCACTGAGTTAATAGGGAAATCGTAAACCCGACGCTCCCCATCTACCATTAAATAGGTTTTATCTCGATCATAAACTAAAACCCCTGTTTCTTTTTCTACAAAACCCAGGGCCGCATTTATCATCATTGTTATAGAATTATCATCTTCTGTTAAGGTGTCATCTACTCGCAAATAAACCTTAGCCTCAGCTAATGATATTACAGTTAAATAGCTCATTTAGTTACTTTTTTTTCGTTGTCTTTTTTGCTGGCGCTTTCTTAGTCGCTGGCTTCTTTTTTGGGGCCTCTACATAGGTCCCGTAAAGCTCTTTTCTGGACCCGGTGTACTCGTCTCCTGGTTTGTACTTCTTTTTTTCTACTGTACAATAAAATGGTACTAATGCTTTCATAATATTATATTAAAAAAGCCCCGCCCATGTCGGGAAGGGCTTAAAATTAACAATCAAAGTTACAACTAAACCGCCGTAAAATCTCCATAAATAACTGCGTCTGTACGCTCAATAGCTAATGCTACTTGCGCCTCAACTCTTGCAGTTACATTGTTTTTTCTAAAGTTGTCGCTATCTTCTGAACTAAACTCTACGCTTAAACCTTCTGTAGTTACTTTCTTAACTCCGCTCCAGTCTCCAACGTAATATTTATTAGCGTCTACCCAATTAGCTCTGTAAATAGGAATACCAGCAATACGCATAACGCCGTTATCCTGTGTTACAACACCTGGTAAACCGTAACCAGCTCCAGTAGATTTTTCAGTTTTTAAAATGTCCCAATAATCAGCCGGCGTCATTACTACACCGTTAGCATAGAAGTTAGAACCCTCTAAAGTTGCTATTTCATTTAAGATCATTTCAATTTTGTTTTTCCCTGTAATAACTTGTGTAGAAGCTGTTACACCAGCCGCTAATACAGCATCAAAAGCCGTATTCTCAGCAATCCAGTAATCACGTCTTAAAGCGTTTGGTAAATAGCTTTCTAAGAATGGTAAGTTATTAGCCATTTTCTTAGAGTAAACGGCAAATCCAGCAATAAAATCAGTATTTACGTCTACCATTGTGAAATCGTAGTCAATCTGAGATTTTGCATTTCCTTCCGTTTGTGTAGAAATTGAACCTTCTGAGCCTGTTTCTCTTGGGAAAGTATAAGTACCGCCAGAAATAGTTACGTTTCCTACTAAATCTGCAACATTCAACATTTGACCAGGAACGCCAGCAACTTGCATACTGTAGTCTCTTGGTTGGTCCCCTGTTAAGTTATTGCCTAGGGTCATATCTCCTACAGCCTTAGTTTCAATATTTACAGCGCTTCCCTTCTTAACTCCAGAAATAGCCTCGAAATTATCTTGTATCAAAGATTTTAGGCCGTCTCCACCGTTAGCAGTGTTCTGGCTTCTCTTCTGTAATTTAATGTCTAACTTGTCTAAATGCTCTTGCATTTTTTCTAAATTTCCTGGAACTTCTTTAAGTCCGTCTAATGCCGTTTCAATAGCTTTGTAGTCTACTTCTAAGGCCTCTTTGTGGTCTGCTTTAAAACTGTCAATAGCAGCTTTAATTTCTTCTTGGCTTTTACCCTCTAGTTTTGTTGTTAGGTTATCTAAAGCCTCTTTTAATTCTGGGTTCATCTTTTAAATGATTAAATTTTGTTAATAAATTCGTTTATTGTCTTAACTAGCGGCTCTACTTTAGGAGTGTCACTTTGTAACGGCTCTTTTTTAGCAAGTGCTAACAACATATTTTCAATTTGTTTCAGTCGGGTATCTGAATAATCTAAATTATAGGCTTTTTCTATCAGTTCTAAAATACCATAATGGCTTTTAATTCCTTTTATGTCCTGTACAGTGCTAAGCTCATTAGCGGCCCAGCTTGACAAAAAGGAGTACTCCATTAATTTGTACTCGTTAATAATTGATTTATTTCTTTTATCTCGGCTCAATACTTTGTAGCCTATAGATAGCTCAGCATTTAACCCGTTTTCGTGCATTAGTTTTATGTCTGTAAACATATCTCTAGCAACTTCCTTTTTTAGGTTAAATTGTGAAGTAGTTAAAAGTCCAAATGGATCGTCTGTTTTAATCTCTAATGGAACTCCTAACGTAATTGTAGGGTTATGATCTTTTAAAACTCTAATACGCTTAAAATTCTCCTGGACTGTTTTGTCAAAAGATCCACGGGCCGAAATGTCCCCGTCGCTATCTTTAAAATCATAAGCATTTGCATAAGCTACGACAATTCCTTTTTTATTGTCTAAGTCTTTTAAATCGTAATTGACTTGTTTAAAATCCATAACTTAAATTTTATGTATGTAAATATACTATTTTTTATTAACTCGTTTCTATGAAGTTCCCGTAGCGGTCTGTAGCTGGTACTACTGCAATAGTACAGCGGCAATTTATTACATTTCCCGCCTGGCCGTCTGGGTCCCCTGGATAAAGTAAAGCATCTGGCCCCTCTTTACCAGGAACGTTAAATAATTCGCTTAAACCTACTTGTACTTCGTCCATGTTTAAATGGTCGTAAACATCTTCTGGCAGTCTCCTGGTCCTACTGTCCTGGGCGCTTATCCAAACCTTATTAGTTACAAAACCGCTAATTTCGCCAGCCATCATAGCCGCATTATTAGCCGCAGCCGTTGTTTCTGTTCTGGCTATTCTCTCAGCTTGCCACCTATAAAAGTCTGGACGATTAACCAGTTTTTCTATGTCCCTGGCTACCTCATTTATACTTTTACCCTCTTGCAGCCATTTAGTAATTATGTTATTTAGATCATTTCTGTAAGTCTCTTCAATGGTAGTAACTTTTCGGGAGCCTTGATCCAGGAGCCAGTTTATAATATCTTCCAGGTAAACGCTCGCAAAATCTTCTAAAGAAAATAGCTTAACTTGTCTGTTAATGCCTTTTCCTACTCTTTCCCCGTGCTTTAAGCCTACATAAGTGTAAATATCTTCGAGGTTTTTAAAAAGCTGGTCCCGTTTTATTGCTTCATCTATGAGCCTGGAGTAATTGCTCTCAGTCATAAACTCAAAGTCTATGCCCCTGGCCCAGGATCTAAAAGTTTTTATGAGCTGCTTATACGCTCGCTTTTCGTAGCTCCTATGCCAGCGCAGCCATTTTTTACGATATGCTCTAACGCTTGCCACCTTCTTTTTTAGCTTTGGCTCGTTTTTTAAGTTCCTCAGCCGAAATAGGTTTAGGGTTGCCTCTTCTGGTGCTTATGTATTTTCCGTATTTACTAAACTTTGTCATTTTTCGCCTGTACCCCCTGTACTTATTTCGTTCATATTCTCTAAGTCAAAAATAGCTATCTGGTTATGTTCTACGCCTAACCTTTTAGCCTCTTCGACGTCTGTTACTGTAATAATATCTAGCCATGTTACGCCTGTTTCGCTATCGTACCAGGTCCCTACTTCATAATTAGAGTTACCTTCTAGTAAATCCCTGTTCAGCTCGATATAATCGTTTAGAGCGTCTGAGGTTAATTCCCCTTGTAGCGTTACTGAACGCTCCGGGAACGTAGCTAC